TAAATAACTTATTGGATATCCAGCGTTTGTTCCAAATTTTATGGCTTCATTTGAATTTGAGTAAAACCTCATGGAACCTTGTCTACTAGAACTTTCCCCAAAAACAAAATCTAAATTAGTAGACTGAACTCCGTAATTTACAAATTTTACGCTTCCCCCAAATCCTGCTGCTATTGTAGGTTTCCCCCAACCATCATGTAAATTAAACTCTATCTGCGCATTGTTATACCCAGCTATAGTTAATTTTCTATCTGTTGCGTTACTTTGTATTGGACCTAATAAAATATTTCCATGCACAGATATAGATTCTGTCGGGGTATTAGTCCCAACCCCTAACCTATTATTAACTGCATCATAGAACAAATTAGACGATGCCCCAAAACTCCCAGCATTGTTGAATTGTATCTCCCCACTATTCCCTGCAGGTAATCCTCCTTGATCATCTACCCAATCATAGTCTGTCCCATTCCAAGATAATACTTGACCTGTAGTAGCAGTAGCAGTATTAAGATGTGTGTCTACATCTGCATCATCATATTCAGCAGGGATATTCGGACGGTTAGCTATGTATGCCCCAGAGGTAGGGTCATTTACATTCCAGTCAGCATTAACGTTAAAGAGGTTATTAGTCCCTTCAGTAATATCATCTGTATTCCCAGTTACTTGAGTTAAGTCTAACTCTTTAAACGTAGTGGTATTACTAATTGCATCAAATATGGGAACTTGACCTGTAGCATTACCCCTAGTTGCTGGGAGATCATATGTATTTCCTGAAGGTCCTACTCTTAGATTAGGTAATAAGTTTGTACTCCCAAATGTAGCTGCTGTAGTTCCGTTAGTAGTAACTATAACTTTTTGAGCTGTAGTATCAATAGTTATTTTATTACTCGTGTCAGCTTCAACAATTGTTTGATTAGCTGGAGTTTTAACTTTAGATAGTAATGTTTGCAGCCCTCCATTTAATACCCAGTTACCTGAAGTATTATAGCTTAATACATCTCCTTGAGTAGGGGTAATAGTTGTTACATTAACTAGATTCTGTAATCCTAACGATACTGTTCCAGTCTGTCCATTTACACTGATAACATTACCTCCTCCTGTGGATTGAATAAAGCTATTAATAGCAGCTATTACAGCTGTTCTATTTGCTCCCCATACATTCCCATTGCTGTCTCTTAGATTAGGGTGTTCAATATTAGCTAGTGTTGGGAGATTGTTTACTACTCTATTAAGAGTAATATTCGTATTTGTACTCCCAGCAATAGCCACTAATCCTCTTGGGAGATGTTTAGCTTCTCCTTTAAGAACATTACTTTCATATGTTCCAATGACTAGGTTTCCCCCATCTAAGTATATTCTATACGTGTACATTATTGAATTCTAACTTGTCCTGAGAGTAATCTAGTTGAGTTTAATAGAACTGTATCAGATTTAATCTTCAGATGCAGTTGAGCATTGGTAATAGTCGTATTGATGTGAGTAATAATACCTGAGAATGTTGTAGCCCCACTAGATGTGTTGTAATCGTAGTTAGAGATAACATACTGAGTATTGTTACTCGTATCAACTAATATTGCCTGTACACTGATGTCATTATCGGTTGTAGCTCCGTTAGCATTTGACTCGATAACGAATGAATATTGAATCGTTTTCCCAGCTAATAGTCCTATAATGCTCCAATATGTTTGTTGATTTGTGATTTGAACAGCCCCATTAATGTAATTTACTTCGCTTGCTTGTGGGAGGCTTAGAGTTTGATACCCTGAACCTGCTGTAATATTAACTGTAGCTGTTGTACTAGTTACCCAAGATGCGACTGATACTTTTTGCACTGAATTATAACCTGTAGTTGTTGAACTTCCTGATGCAAGTGTACTCTGTGATGGGAGAGATTCAATATTGGTTCTATTGTGTTTACCCCGATACAGATTCTCACGTACATTGAGTGTCCCAAACAGTTCAGCATGTCTGTTGATATTTGGGATAAGTCTAACCCACTGATCCAAGAAGGATTCATACCGATCAATATCTGGGTAGTTAGCTGCATTTCTAGCTTGAGTGCAGTAGTATTTCCACTGAGTTTCAGCAAATGTGTAATCAATATTGATAGCTGATACGTTTGTATTCCCTAAGAGTAATTTCTTGTATACATACCAGAACATAGCTTCTTTGAAGCTGATATCATCTGGGACTAATGGATAACCATCATCATCTACTGGGAATGACATGTAGCTTAAACACACTAGTCCATTAGCAAATGATGTTTTGATTCTCCCATTCTCTACGTAATAACATTCATTCCCTACAATAAACTCTTGAGAGCAAGTAGGGCAATCAGCTGCTTCTGGGAAATTAGTAGTACAGTATGATAATGGGAGCAATCCTTGAGCTGATGTCATGTAGATATTCTCAAGAATAGCTGCACGAACATTAAAGTCTCTAATCTGACTAGTTAAGTTAATTGTAGGATCATTAGCCATGAGATAATTAAGATCATCTATCTGACTAAGAAGTACATCTAATTCACTACTAATAGCTGGGGATGATGCAGAATTAACTGCTACTTGATTGATATAAGATAAGTTAGCTGGGAGAGAACCTTTGAAGTTTTTAATCGAAATAACACAAGTCTTTTTTTCAAGCTGTGCTGCAGATCCAATATGTTCTAAAGCTTCCCCAATCCACTCAATAGCATCATCTACCCAGTTATCTCCACTAGGGTTTAAGTCTCTAAATATCTTCCTAATAATTACTTTACTAGATGTAGTCTTATATATTGCCATGACTTTTAAACCTTAGATATGCTAAATCATCACTCTTTAACAGACTGATTAACTTCTCTTTATTCCCTTTTAATCCTCTAGATGGGGTAAACCTATACGCTGTTTTGTTTGGGATTTTACACTTTGATTTCTCCCAGTGAAACTTGCAATACCACTTATCAGTGTAATAGATAAACCACTTTTCTCCTTCCCCCGTCTCAGCATCATACAGCTTTTTACCTTCCTTTAACAACTCTTGTTTGTACTTATTACTCTCCCACCAATCTATTGTAGGGGCACTAGGATTTCGTTCTATCCTACGAATAGACATATACCCTAAATTATTACGCAGATTCAGAACTCCCCCTTCCAAGATGAAGTCTACAACCATCATGTTAAATTCTTCACACAATGATTTGAAGACTTCTTTACTCAGAGGTGAGTCTGAATCTACGCAATAACTTTTATATATCTCTTTAAGAGAGTGCATTACATACTATCCTTAGCCTTTTTAGCCATAAAACCTAATGCACCCAATCCAGCTATAGTTTTCATAGCGCCCCCAATTCCTGCTCCACCTCCACCATTTCCTGCATTTGCAGCTCTTCTTCTAGAAGCATTAGGGTTTCTACGATTACGTTCTTGTTTACGTGCAGTCTTAGCAGCTTTTTTAGCATTATGGCAAGGTCTTCCTGGACCGCACTCTTCCATCATACCCCCAGCTTCTTTGATAACTCCACGGCCTTTGAGGATATCTGCTCTAGTTACTTTTCCATCCCCAGTTAAATCAGGGAATCCCCCAGATTTGTACTTGGATTTACCCATAGCATTCTCCAGCTTATCCATCAAACCCATAGGCTTCTTCTTTTTAGGTGGGGTTTGCATAGATGCTGGCATCTCCATTTTCTTTTTAGGCTTCATAGGCATATTAGTCATTCCACCTGCTTGATACTTAGATTTGCCTCCGAACATTAATTCTTTGTCTGGTTCTAAGTAACCACCTCTCATCAGCTTAGATTTCTTCATATCGCTTTTACGAGCTTTGTTAGCCCCTTCCATGCTTGAGCTTTCAACTTTGGAGGTTTTTAAATTTGGATTAGCAAACTCACGTGGAGTGACTTTTCCAGGAGATGTTTGACGAGACGTAGAAATTGAAGGTCTTGATTTAGAAGCTGGAATAAGGCTTGGAGTAGTATTTCTTAATAAAGTTGTAGCTCTTTGTGGTGCTTGTTCTGAAGCTTTTGCCTCCGAAGGTTTAGCTGCGGGAGCTGGTGTAGCGGAACCTGCAGCACGAGCCATAGCAGCTTTGTACTGTTCCTGATTTTCATCTGCTCTTCGTGTTCCATAAGATTTTCCTTCAAAAGTAAATGTAGTTTTACCTTCTTTTCTAGCTGCGGCAAATGCTTGGTTAAAAGTCGGAGTGACCGATGATTGTTTAGACGCTTTTGCTGCCTCTGTTCTTGCTATTGCCGCTTTAGCTTCTGCGTTGTAGTAGGCGTTGCTGGAGGTTCCAATTCCGCCTCTAGGATAATCAGCAGATCCAGTTTGTGATTTAGGAGCAGGGGCTGCTGACGCTTTGGGCAGATTATTTTTAGGCGCAGTCGGTACAGGCGATTCTTGCTTGCCTTTATTGGCTGCGGCTTGTCGTTGTTGAGCAAGTTTTGTTTTTTCATTATGGGTCATATTTGACATTTTCTCAAGCGCTGTCAAATATGAGTATAACTCTTTATTTTCTGCCTCCACTTGTGGGTTTCTTGATCCATAACTAGCCTGTCTACCTGCTGTAGGCCCCATTCCCGGTCTTGATCCACTTTGATATTTTTTAGGACCCCCAAACATTAATTCTTTCTCCGGTTCTAAATATCTGCCCTTTTTCATTTTCATCGGGCCTTTAACCTCTTTTTTGAGGTTAGCTTTTTTAGATTTCATTGTATTAAAAGTCTTTGTTAGATTTATTATTTACCCTATGTCTGAACAATTGTACGTTAACTACAATTGCAACTAATAGAGATACCGCTGTTAATATCTGATTGACTTGCGCCATCGACATTACAAGTCCAAGCACTGTAGCAGAGTTACCTATGATGTGTTCTTTGAGTGTCATTGTTTAATTCCAGTTGCTGCAGGATCCGCAATTCCATACACGAAGTGATTTGTTGATTCTTGAGTTAGGGTCACTAGCTGTCTTTGAGCTGGTTTGCTTAGACTTCATTCCACACATACGATTACAAAAAGAGTCTCGTCTTGATCCTCCTTTTGGTTGAGGAGCAGCAAGTGTACTCCCAGGATTAGCAGCTTTATAAGATGCTCTTCCTTTGGCATTTAGTCCACCTTTCGGATTCTTACCCTCCTTTCTTTGCCATGCTGGGGTAGCCATCACTCACAAGCTTTGTATACGATTGCGCTCCCAGTAACAACTGTTACACTAGTAAAATAACCATATACAGTTAATCCAGCTCCTAAAGTTGTACCAGAAGATAGAGTTAAATTACCTTGTGTAGTAAAACTGTTAGATACACTTAATGGAGTAATAGCAATGAACTTCCCAGTAATAGGAGTACTATTAGTAACAAGTTGTCCCCCACACTTCCCAAGACTTTCTTCAAGTACTAATTTTGATGAATTGAGTAATCTCTCTTCGTTTGTATTATAACCCATAGTAATTAATTTTAATATTATTCTGCAGAATTAGTGCTAGGAATCTCCCCATTAAAGGTATCCTGCATTCTATTATTTGTTGAATCTTGCAAAGTTAATGCTAATAGTTTTAATTCCCCATTAATCAATCCACTATTAATAGCACTTAACATATCAGCTGGGAGAGGGAAATCCATCTTATCATTATAGCATTCCCCATTGCAAGTATTAAACTCTTGTACTTTTTCAGGATCTTCGAATATCCCTCTAACATTGATTAAAGACATACCTGTAGGATTATAGACATACAAGTAATCTTCAATCATATAAGTCTTAGGTTTATGAGAAGTAAACTTATCGTACATTAAAAATTGAACCTCATAGGGTTCAACCATTGGGATTCTCCCTAATCCTGTTACATCCCCAGTATATGTAATAGCTTCTGAGAAGTTGAATCTTACAGTTTTAGGGATCTTACGATCTGTTCTGTAGATAGGGCAATTGATTGGGAGATCGCAGCACTTAGATGCGTCTACTTTAATGAGATTAATACACCCAAGATCTTGCTCTAAGTGTCTAGTAACTAATCCGTTACGAGCAAAATCTCGTCTAATAAACATTGCACGATAGTGCTTAACATTAAACTTAATCTGGTCTAATGATATTCCTTCGTCTTGATTAGATCTACCTCCTCTGAAAAGATTTAATAGGTTGTAAGCAATCTCATCTAAAGTCATTGTAGTTATGTATCTGTATTTAAAGCCTTAGTTAATTCAGCACAGTATTCGTATTCTTCTGTATCTTCAAAATATTTAATAGCATCGGGAATCACCATGTTTAATGTTTCAGGGTCTGATGGGTCATAGGGGAGAAACAGTATCATTCCATCTGATACTGATTCAATGAGTAATTCTTCTAATGTTTTCTTCTTCGTAGCAATTAGATAGATGTTATAATATGCATCATCTAAAATGTCTAAGTCAGAATCATGTCCCCCAAATACTAAGTCAAACATTCCATCATCCATAAGATCATCTGCATCATCTTCCATATCTTCTTTCTCTTGTTTAGATATTAACTTGAAAGTATCCTTCGAGTCCTTTATCGATAGTCCATACAAATGCTTGCCCTGATCTCTTAGACTCATAGCCCATTTGCTTGTGCCAGTCATCACTAGCACATATAGAAGGTATGAACCTGACTTTAATTCCCCTGTATTCATTGACCATTTCTTTGTGTAAATGCCCACAATGAGCTTCTCTAAATAGACTCTTTGCAAACATTTCAGGTTGTTCAGTAGCCATTATTAATGGGAGATCAGAAGCTTTTTCTTTATCCCCATGAGTGAACATTAGCATTGCATTCCCATATTCCCAATACTTTCTTGGGTGCATTGAATTATCTACACTAACATTCTCATTGTTCCTATACCATCCAGCTAACACATCTCCGATGTAGAACATTCTTTCGTAATCGTGATTCCCACTGACTACAATAACATCTACAGGAGCGATTGTTTGCAGATAATTGATTGTCTTTACAAGTAATCCCCAGTACCCTCTAAAGCTCTCCATCCAAGTCATATTGTCTTGTTGAGGAGTACCCTTTGTAGTTGTTTGACGTAATCCCTCAGAGTTTAATCCGTCATTCCCTATTGGGAGTAGAATCTTAGTTATAGGAAGATGAGATGCTTTAGATACTAAACTTGAGATTGTAGCTATGTACAAGTCTTCTAGTTCTGCATTAGACTCATCATTCATCTTCCCATAGTGTACATCTGGGAGCGATATCTCTAACGCCACTTCAGAGTAATTATACTTTGGGTAATTTCTCCTTACAACTACTGGGGAGTACTGAGATGCGAATGATTCTATCTCTAGCTTTAGATCTTCTATGTTGTTACTCTTATTTGCTGTAACAACTGAGAATCTTGCATCCCCCTTTTGAGTTTGCCAGAATTTGACTGATCGAATCTCTTCTGGTTTAATTCCCGTTCTGTCAATGAACACTTCGAACTCACTGTCATTACTATTCGTATTGACGTTTTTGAGTTCATTTTTTATTTCTGTAAGCGCTACTCTTGCATCATTGTTACTACAATTCAGACGATTTGCGATTACTTCTGGACTACATTTCAAATAACTATTCTTACTCCTTAAAAACTCTTTGATTTCATTCAGAGTCATTCTTAATGATTTTAAGTAATGGGAAGATTTGATCTGGACTAAGGTCTTCAGGGAGTTGGTCCTCTCTGATTTCCTCTAGATAGATAGTTGCTTCTGCATCTAGCTCTTCCTCAATATCAATTAACTGTTGTTTACGATCATTGATTAACGCTTCATTTTCTTGCTCCAATCGCTCTAATTCTTCAGAGTTATTCTCCTCAATGAACTTAGAAGCTTGATAAGACAATGTCCTAAACTCATCTGATGGAATAGCCATTGATTCAATATAAGCAAGTTTAGTCGTTAGCTCTTTGATGTTACGAGCTACAACTACAGCAAATCTTGAATTCTTAATATCCTTAACTGCTGTAAGTCCTTTGTAGATTTCTACAAACTCCCGGTTGGTTAATTGAAACGCTTTTAACTTTGACATTTGGTTTGATTAGTTGATTACTAAGAATTGTACTGTTCTTCCTGCAGCATCTGATGTATGCCCGAATGGGTTGCTCAGAACAATTTTAAAGCTTCCAGTATTTACTCCAGATACAGTTGCTATAATATTAGCGTTATCAGCTTCTGTAGCTATCCCTGGGCTTACTAGTGTCAAGAAGATTAATGAGTTTGTTGTGACAGTATTGTTATTGACTACAAATTCTGCTTGAGATGTACTCAATGAAGCTGGGAATGTTACAATCTTTCCAGCAGTAGCGTTAATAGTTACTGCAGTTGATAAGCTAGTACTTTGAGTTACAGAAGCTTTTGTAGTGTATGTAATCCCGTAAGTTGTATTTTCAAATACAACATTTTTATCAGCTCTTACATTAGCACCTGTAGCTACAATATCATTAGTACTGTTCTCTTTAACCACAACATTAGCTGGGGTAGGAGCAGCGATTGTAATAGCGTTAGCTGCATTTGTAATCGTAACATTAGTCCCAGCAGTTAATGTAGCTGCTAAAGGTCCAGATGTTCCCCCAATCAATAACTGTCCATTAGATGCTAATGAAACAGCCTGCATAGTATTTGCAGTACTTGGGTGAGAGATGAATACTGATTTAACTGCAAAGCTACTTAATCCTGTACCCCCATTGGTTGCAGGGAGAGTCCCAGTAACATTAGATGCTAAATTGACTGTTGTAAGAAACAATGAAGTAGCGTTGTTACACAGGCTAAGATCGATATTAGCAGCATTAACTGTAAACACCAATTCATTACTTACTGTAGCAATGCTCAATAAGTTACTAGCTGAATTGATTTTCTTCTGAGTAAATACATTCTGATTAGCTAAACTCAATAACTCTTGACCTGTAGTTCCACTAACCGTTAGAGATGGGAATAGATCAGATGCTAAGAGTTTATAGTTCTGACTAGTTGCTGCAGTTAACAAATGATGTGTTCCTACACTGTTCTTAGCAATAGTTGTTAATGCTGATATTTTAGTTGCCATTATGATTCTTGAATTATGATGCCATCATTCTCTGTCCCAATATCTTCCCCATTTTCTAATAATAATGCGGCTGCAGGACGACCTTGTCCTTCTTGAACTGTTAATTTGGTTACAGTTAATGGGGTGCAATCTAAACAGTATTGATCTAAATACTGCTTAAATCTTTCTAGATACGACAAATCCCCATCGGGGATTGTATCTTCTAAACACTCTAACCCAGCATTCCTGAGTACATAGAGTGCTAATTCTGCTTTTAAATTCTCTAGCGTAGAACAATCTACTCCCCCTGTAATCTTAGCATACAGGGTAATATCTTTAGTAGATAAGCATAGTTTAATACTTTCTAAGTATTGTTTAAACTCTGTATTAGTGCTTATCAATTCCATAGTAGTAAGTATTTAGCACCCACAGGCGCATACTTCTTCACACAATTGTGCAGCTTTTAAATAAAGCTTTTCTGCATTAACTGCATCTTTTTTATTCTCAGCTGTATAGTAAGCTCCTTTAAGCATCAAGAATGCTTTTTGGGCCCTCATTAAATCGTCAGCACATTTCCCACAATTGCAATCACATTCCAATCCAGATTGCGCAAGTTTTGCAATACAGCAGTTAATCTTGCATGGGGCAATAGTATGATGTGTAGCATGTGCAGTAGCGGTTGTGGTAGCACTAGTTTTAACTTTAACAGTAACTAATCCTTCTAACACTCCATTAGCAAACATTGTAACTAAATCAGTTTGCTCAATGATTGTTATAATATCTCCCCCAGCAGTAATATCACCTGCCTGCAATGTATAGTATCTATGATTCTCATCATATGTATGCTTGAACTCTAGATAATTCCCACTTACTGGAGTAAAATTTCCAGTAAACTCAGTAATATTGATAGCAATAGAGTTACAAGTCTCATTGATATTGAGAACTTTTGGGAGGATATCTGAGTTAGTTATAGGCATAGTAGTATAGAATTATAATAAGGGGATAGCCCAATTACTATCCCCTCATTATATAAGATTAATTACCAGTTAAACTCTGCTGCAGTAGCAATGGTAAGGTTAAATACATTATCGTAAGTTGCATCTCCAGCATCTCCTACTACAGGAGCAGTAAAGTCAGAATCTGTAAAGTACAAAACAACTTGATTTAAAGTTCCAGCAGGAGCAATACCCGTAGAAGTAGGCCAGTTGTGCTCATACTCAATAGTGATTTTGTCATAAAATGCCCCTTTATTGGCATTAGCAGTAACATTAGTGTATGTAGGCATATTCTGTGGGAGGTACATGCGGTTAAAGTTACCGTAACGGCTTCTGCACTTAATCTCATCACCTAATACCTGCCAAGCATTACCAACACCTTGTACAAATCCTGTAGCAGTTACAACAAGGGCGCTAGCTGCATCTGCAGTATCATTCCAAATGATCATATCAAATACAACACCAGCGTGTCTTGCGGTATATGTATCATCAGCTACAGTAGTTTGTGATACCTTAATTAAATTATTCAGTAATACGTGTGCTTCAACTGCATCATCTAATAATGCGCAGAACTCTGTTAAATTCGCATTACCATCAGTTTTTGGAAGTTCAACAGAAATAACTTTGTGGTTAGTAGTATTAAAAGCTCCTAATGGGAAAACTTTTTTATCTCCACTCAAATCAACAAGCCCAGTTCCGTTTGCATCGTAAAAATTAAGCTGATCTAACGGAGTAGTTCTGAAGATAAACTTAACTGTATGCGAAGCATTGCTTGCAGGAGTTCCAGTTAAAACTTGTTTGTGGCCTGCAGAAACAGTATAAGGATCATACTTAATACGCTTAATGTTAGCAGTATTGATAATCGGAGTAGCAATAGGATTTCCCCCAGTACCTTGAACAAATTGCAATTTCTTGTATAACCAAAGAGGATTTGCAGCTACGGTAGCTGTTACTGCTGTAGCAGTGTCACTCTCAGCAAAAGTAGTAGCGTATAATTTAGTAGTTACATAAGCTGCTCCATTTAAATCCCAAACTCCAATTTCTGGAGTAGCTGCGGCTCCATTGAAAGTGCTACCACTTTCTAAGACATCGGTGTTAGATATAAACACCTGTGATAAGTTAGTTCCCATTTTAATTAATTTTTAGGGATTAAACATAAGAAAAATTACTCACTTTCTAGGACTTCCCTAGATTGTGTATTATACCTAGGATCTTCAATATTCCCAAGTATGCTTTTAACTGCTATCTCAACAATTTCTTGATGAGTGTGTTCTGCTAACTCGCATCCAACACCAGCAATTATATTAATTCTACTAGGTCTACGAATATATTTTAGGTATACAAAGTTACTAATAAAAGTGTTATCTGTATACGTATCAATAAAATTTTCTTGAATCGTAAACTTAGGGCCTGATCTTTTAGTTGTGTTAAACGGATCAACTAAAACATCGAATATGTCGTCATGTTGAACATAACTTAAAGACACTTTTGAGGTCTGAATTCCAGGATCAAGTAATATTCTATCTGTTACGATTGAAGTATTACTTTCATTATAGTACAAATAAGCATTAGTCTCTCCTAGTGCCCAAGTAACTTTTAATTCAGGTATCACATTAATATTTCCTAAAACAAGTTGATTCCCATTAACACTTGGGGTTTGATGAAAACTATCTGTTGGATAAAACTGATACTCTTCAACTGAATCTACAGGATAGTAATTTGAATTGTAGTTATTCTGGTTCATTAATTCATCAAACGTTAATTCAGTGTTTGATGAGATAATTGTAGCTCCAGTATTGTTTACTTCTATTCGTGTAAGTACATATCCTGGACTAGGAGGGGATAAGGGAATGGAGATATAATATCTGGTTCTAGTTAAATAGATAACATCTATTCCAGGAATAAGAACCTTCCCACACTTATGTCCTATCTGTAAGTAGGAACTGATGTAAAATAAATAGTCTTTGGGGAGAATAGCACGATCAATAAAGTACTCACCCCCATTCCCTACCGTATCCCCTAGATAAAAACTTTCAAGTTTCGAGTCTACAACTAAGTTTCTTAAGTCATCAATACGTTTCTGTGATTGTTCAAACCCAGACCCGTATTTATTACCCATAGGAGCATATCGTTGCTTAATGAACCGATCCATAGCTCTGTTCAGTTCATAATCAATCTCTTGCGGTAAGAGATTGTCAACTTGGAAAGATGCAATTTTCTGCACCCCCAAGTTGACCGCAATATGCATCTCCTGTATTGTCATTAGACTTTAACTTCTTTTAGTTGTGCCCTCATAGCAATTACTTGCCCTGAGTTCTTTTTGTTATTCATATAGAGAATAGCTTCTTGGACTGTTTCCCCAATAATCTCATCTCCATACATAATTTGATTCCCAATCTGATTCAATACGCTGTATTCCAGCAATTCTTCAATCTCTGCTCTCGTCTCTAAGTGTTTATCAAGTACAATCTTTAAGAATCGTTCTGGGGAACTGTTTTTAATATCGTACAGTTGATTTTCAACTTGCATGTCCTGCAAAGAATCTGGTCTAGAACCTTTAGCTAATACACGAAGAACACGTCTCATAGTTGCATAGTCAGAAGAGATTTTGATAAACTCTTTATCAGCTTCTTTCTTAACTTTAACTTCTGCATTCTTCTTCATCAAGTCAAGCTCTGGATCATAGATGTAGAATTTCTTCTGCTCATCATTATCCATTTCTTCTTTTGTTTTAGCTACTTGTCGATGCCTCATCAACCACTTGTAGGTTACATAATCAAGAACATTGTGTGGTTCCCCACTCTCATCAACTGTAATGTCTAATTCCTTTCCTTCAAATGGAACTTTGACAGTCATACTAGCCCAAAAATCTCTTTCTTCTTTTGGCCACTGTTCGTGTCCTGGAGGAACATTAAGAATTCTAGACATAAATCGATGAGCTTCTTCACCTTCAATACCTTTTAGGGGTTGTCTTCCTACATAGATTGAACCAATGTTTATTTTAGCACCAGCTCTAATCTCTTTAGGGAGATGGTTAAGCACTTCTTTTCTTCGGACAATAATCTTTTTCATTTTGATTGTTCTTTTAAGTTTAGAAAGAATAACTAAGCTGTTCTTTTAAGGTAAAGAATAACTTAATAAGTTTATGATAAAGGGGGGCCCAAGCGTTCCCAGGCCCCCCGTGCAAACCAAACACAAATTACGATGCTACACACTGCAGATCGAGCGAAGTATCGAACCTGCGGAGCAAGATACCAGCTGTTTTCAACATGTGTACAGATGCACCGTCAATGTCGGACGCTCTCGTATCGGTTTCAGAGAACCCTTTGGGAACTACAGAACCAGCTACTGCCCAACGCAACATCTCACGACCCTTCTTGTTAATCATCTGGAGGTTGTTTTCTCCATCATAAGAAGACTGGTCAACGAACACCATTCTGTAAGATTCCAATGGCAAACCAGACTCAGGGTGCTTCTTAGAAGCTTGAGCAACTGGACCGTGATCAAACAGAGGAACTTTAACTACATTTACACGATGTCCATCGATATGATCATACGACGTGAAGTAACCCGTAATTCCGAGGTTACGACCGCTACCAGTGATGAACTTAGCCTCAGTAGTTTGGAGGTAATTAGAAGTTCCACCACCTGCAGTTGCATTAGCGTAGTAGTTACGCAACGCCTTATCAAACTCACGAGCACCACCGATACCAGTGTACAGGGTAACTTGCTTATCCGTAGCATCAGTCATACCATAGAACAAATCACCGATAACATTCTCGATCTTGGCCTGAGTCAAGCTCGAGTAAGTGTCTTTGTTGATGATTTGCTCAAACAGACCAGGACCAGAGATAACTGGTTGACCATTCTCATCGAGCATTTGGTTAACACCGTTATCATCATAAGTCTTAGCTCCATACCAGTAGTACATCTCACACTCTTCTTTAAACTTGAGCATGTGACGGTACTCTTCGTAGTCCATCCACAATTTTGTGGTTTTACCATCCTTCATGGGGAGAGTAAACTGAGCTACATAATCTTTCGCATTTCCAGCAAAGTGGTAAGATTTACGAACCGTACCGATTTTGCTTCTAACCAAGCCAGGAGCCGTCCAGTTAGATGCATTACCACGTGAGAAGTCAATACCCACGTTAGCATACAGCATACCCCATAATGCACCTGCTGCTCTATCTGCGGAGGGAACATTAGCTGCATTAGGAGATACGAGTTTTAAAGTGTACTTGTAACCACCTGCTTCAGGAACAGGTTGTTCCATAATACGAGCCAATACCCCAGACTGAGATACCAAGGTATACGGGAAAATGAACCACTTGTCCGGGAAAATGACGGTGAACATTGATCCACCTGCACCGTCTCCTGCTCCACCTGCAACAACAGGACGAACATTAACTTCGTGAGTTTTTACACGATATTCGTATTCAAACCGATCGATAGATTTGGTGTTTCCAACACCCTCAGTCAAGAAAGACAAAGGGAATTTCTTCTCTTCTCTTCCAGCCAAGTGAGTAATAATCGGGGAGAGTTCTTCTGGTTTCTCCATCAAAGCATTAACCAACGAATTCGTATCCGTCATCTGTTGGTCATTGTAGTAAGTCTTAAGTACTTGCATTAAAGCCATTGTAGTAAAATTTTAAGTTGAGTTATTTGTTTTTATTATCCTCCAAAGAATGCTGAGCTATCTACATCGTCTGCTTCAAATCTTCGCTGAGAAGTCTTTTGATACTGTCTGACGTTTTTAACTCTATCTTGGTTCGAGACAATTCTTTCTTTTAAGTTTTGAACACTTTTGGTTCTAGCTTTTTTGTCGATAATGTCATTAAGCTTAAACCCATTGTACATCAAGTAATCAATGGCGAGCTTAACATCCATATCGGATTGTGCGTAATCAATATCCCTTTGAGTTTCCCCATTAGGTCCTACAGGTTGTGAGATATATGAAAAGAACTTAGATTTCTGTGAGTCTGGGATTTTAATTCCAGCAAACTCATTCCCATCTTCAATCTTATCTGCTACACTTTCCCAAAACTGCATAGTTTCTTGTTCTTGTCTAGCTCGTTCTTGCCTCTGCTGTTTAACTAACTGTTCTCTCTGAGCTTGTTGTTGCTCAGACAGATGATCTTTAGCCAGCTGAGCTTTATCATAGAGTTTCCCATTGTTCTCATACAAGTCTAATGTCTCATCAATAAAGTCTTCATCGTGTCCTTTGGATTTAAGATACTGTCCAAGTACTGCTCTTTGCAGAGACACATCTTTTTCAGCAATCTCGATTCCATTGTAATCGTATCCACTCCTATAGGTTTCAAAGAACTGATTTGAATCACCCCCAGCAAGTACAAAATCTAAATGCTTTTGTACATCTGGGAATTGTTCAAACAATGCTTGCAGTTGGTTTTCTGCGGTTTGTTGACTAATATCCCTAACAAATTCAGTTAATCCTTCAACTGAATCCTCATATTCCCCATCAAGTTCAATCCCCAGAGTAGATGCGATTTCTCCTACTACCCCAAAGTCTGACTCTTCAGTATCATCAGATTCTTCTTCCTCTTCCTCATTCTCTTCTAATTCGTCAGATTCATCTTCATCTTCAACATCTTCGATGTCTTCAACTGAATCCTCTTCTTCTGATTCTACTTCTTCTACTTCTTCTACAGCTTCAAATCCTTCATCGAACATGTCGTCAAAAGATACTGAGCTTAAGTCTAGTTTTTGTGGTTGGTTTTTCATGTTACAAATATAATAAGGTTTTACTATATGAATTAACCTTTTAGGTTAGCTTTTAAGCTTGTTATAATATGGCACTTTATTGCGGGAATTGCGGTATGATACTCCCAAGAGTTAATTTAGATGGGTCATATTGTATTACTCCTCGGGCTGCTGGTTTAGGAGCTGCTGATGCTCTAGTTGTTATTCTAAGGGGAATATTTGAGGGCATTGCAGATGCATTAGGAATTCCTTGCACTTTAGCTTTATCAGCACTTGTTCTAAATCTTTGATAATCTAATCCATCAGGGGAAGGTTTTCTTTTCCACCCCTTTAACCATTGCTCTTGAGTACTAGATCTTCCTTCAGCATATGCTTTCATATTAGTACCACTAGATGCTGCCATGTCTAATAAAAACAATGACATCTGTTGATCTAATGTCAAGTTTCTAGCGTCATTGTTAGGAACATTTATCCATCTTGGAACTGGATAACCATGTTGATTAGCATATGCCTTAACTCTATTCTGCAACCTTTCCATAGATGCAGGTTCTATTTGAAACGCCCCTCTTCCAGGTCCCCCTTCATGTTGCCTCATTTTAGGGTTCATCGTATGAGCACTTTCGTGGTACGCAACTGTATCACCTAATGCAAGATAAGTATCTGCTGTTCCCCCAAACCTATCTGCCATCTGTTGAGCAATAGCTCTTGGGGAGAATGGATCTATTTTGGCTCCAGACTGATACTTTCTTACTCCTCCTGATTGCATATTAGCTGGGGTTTCAATTACTGTACCCCCAACAGGACCTGTGGGGAGATTATGAATCCCAGGAGGGACATTCTCATAAGACTTAACTAAGTTCCCTTGATTATCAATCTTCTTAATATTAATAGGGGCTTTCATCCCTACAGTATTAAAGCTTGTGTTTGCAGGGACATTAGGGAATACCATACTTTGATCAGTCTGCCCTTGCTGATGAAATGGGCGTAATCCTTCTTGTTGTTGTTGAGGAGTGTTGGCTACTTGTGCATTTGACATCTCAAATTGTGATATCAAGTCTATCCCTTGATTGTGTGCATTATAAACATCAATGATAGACCCAGGAAAAGCTGAAGACTTATGACGTTCTAATAACTGTCTACGAGTAGCGTTATCTAACATTACTTAGGTGCTTTAGCTTGTTTCTTATCCTCTAACTGAAGCTTTGTATTATCAGCTTTATCTTGAAGCTCTTGCTTTTGATCAACTTCTTTTTCTTTGATACTTAACTCTCGTTCTTTGAACATATACTCTTGAGCAATCTTTTCAAGATCGATGTTAAGTCTATTGGTTTGATCAGCTGCTTCAGCTTGAATGAGGGCAATTTCAATCTTAGTCTGACGATCTTTGTCTTTATCTTGAAGCTCAAGTTGTTTCATCTGAGCATTAGATTGTATCTCTTGTTGCTTCATCTCAGATTCAGCTTGTTGTTGAGCTTGCTGTAACTCTTGTTGAGCTTTTTCAGCTTGTCTAATTTTATCCTTAAGCTGAGTAAAGCTTTCAGTATCAAACAGTTCAAATACTGCAGATGCTGGCATTCCGTTTTGAACCATTGCTTGAGACAATTGTCTAGCTTGTTCAAGATTAGACAAATCCTTTCCTGCATCTGATACAAAGATTCCATACTCAGATTCCATATGTCCTAATGTGTCAATATCTACGAATTGCATCGTAGTATCTGGCATTATAAACGCGGCTTTCTTACCTGATATCCAAGCTTCTTTAGAATAGTCCAGTAAGCCTTGGAGTTCACGCTGCTCAAATTGTGAGAATTTGCGGAATAAATCCTCAGTAATATGTGAGGATTGTAATATAGCTTGTTGAGATGTTGACTTTCCTTCGTACTCTCCGATACCTCCTTGACGTTGTCTGTTAACTCCTGAGATCTTTTCCCACTCTTGCATAATGGAGTCCAACAAGATAGTATACTGCTGAATTGTCTTAATCGACATATCAAGCACACTCTGATGTTGAGGAGATAATTGAATACCTTCTTTATTGTAATCGACCCATGCGATTCCTGTTCCTTCAACATAGTACATGAATTTATCCATCTCCCAGTTCTTAGGAATCATGTTGATATCAAACTGTGCTATGATATCCTTAGATCTTGCGATAGATAACTCTAATCGATACTTGTAGATATTATAGTTTAACTGATACGGAATCCCTAATTGTACTAAAGAGACATTGTTAGAGTTAATGTCTGAATACTTTCTCCCATTAACAGGGAGTTTACATCTAGATGGGTTTTCTAATGATGTTCTTTGGTTAGCTACAGGAGTAATGTTGATATAGAATCTCCCATCAATCTTAGTTCCTTCCCACACTTCGTTGATCCATTCCCACTTAAGTTTAGCTCCTTGTTCTTTAAGTTCTGGGGGAAGCTTAAATGTTTCATCTACTTCAAACTCTTCAATAGAACCTGTATCTGGGTCTGAATATTCTACAAACCCAATACGCTTTCTACTCTTCCAGTAAACTGTAACACACTCAAT